CTCCGCAGCGGTCTCCACCGAGAAAGCTCGCGTTGACGCAATCCTCGCTTCTGCTGACGCAGATAAGGATACATTCGTTGAAGTTGTTTCCTTGATTAACGCAGTTGACACCGACGGTGATAACGCAGTTGCTTCCGTTGTTTCTAACCTCAATGCGGAAATCTCTGCTACAAACGCAGATATTAGTTCCCTTGACACAGCACTTTCTGGCGAAGCATCTTCCAGATCTACTGCTGATTCTTCTTTGGCAACCTCTATCTCTGGCGAAGCATCTTCTCGTGCCTCCGATGTCTCTTCTATCGAAACAGTCATCTCCGCCCTTCAGTCCGATGTTGACCAAAACGAAGCAGATTCCGATTCCGGCATCTCTTCTGAGCAAGGTTCTCGTATCGCAGGCGACTCTTCCTTGACAACAAGAGTTTCCACTGAAGAAGCTGCTCGCGCAACTGCTGACTCCTCTTTGGCAACAGCATTCGCATCTGCCGATACTTCTTTGGCGACAGCAGTCAGCGCAATCGCAGAGGCATCCGGCGCACTCACAGCCGTTACCGGAATCGCAAATGACAACCTTACACTCGGTAGATCTGATCAGCAAGATATGCTTGACTTCTCTACTGACGACAGAATTAACTTCAAGGTTGACAATGTTGAGCGATTTGCGATTACGAACAACAACAGAGTCCAAATTGGTTCCTCTGCTGCTCCTGCTGGTTCTACAATCCCAGCACTTATCATTGGTAAGAACAACGGCTCTGTTCAAGGTACCGCCTTCTTCGCGAAAGCAAGCACCAATAAGTTCAGAGTTGACTCCGAAGGCTCCAAGGGTCAACCAGGTGTCATCGTTGCTTCTGGTGACGGCGCAGAATACGCTGGTGTCATGGCTCACTCCTTGTACCTTGAGAGCACAGGAACGACTGTTCTTTATGCTAAGGGCGGCATCCACACAAGCGGTTCCATATCAATCGACGGTAACATCCTTAATACTGACTATTCAAATGTTAGTGGAACTGTTGCTGATAATGCTACAGCAATCAGCCAAATTGGATCAGACCTTACAACACTTAGCGGTTCTGTTTCGACAAATGCTTCTAACATTTCTTCGAACAGCACAACAATCGCTTCCAATGAGGGCATCATCGGCGATATCCGTGATGCAGTCAATGCCGCAGCCAATGGCGATGACTTGTTGACAAGACTTCAAGCAATCTCTTGGCCAACCTAAGATAAGCGGCTAAGATAATAGCAGCCTCCCCTGGGCACCTCCAGGGGGGGTTTCTTATTTGTGAGACTATTTATTACAGTTTGGAGGTTGGGTATGTCAAACCGTACAAGAATCGGCGGAGATCAAATTAAAGACGGATCCGTCACAGAAGATGATATTGGAACAGGTGCTGTTAAGGTTGATGAACTTAGTTCAGAAGTAATAAGCGAGCAAGTAGAAATAACAGAAGTTGATGCTACTAATGATAGGTTGCTTATCTTGGATAATACTGATGGCTCATTAAAGAAAGTTGCTCCTGAGAATGTTTCATCAGGTGGCTCCGTGTCTGGTGCTCTTACAACTGTAACTTCTATTGCTAATGACTCCCTTACCCTTGGTAGGTCTGACCAGCAAGATATGCTTGACTTCAGTACCGACGATAGAATTAACTTTAAGGTTGATAGTGTTGAGCGTTTCGCAATCACAAATAATAACAGAGTTCAAATCGGATCTTCGGCTGCTCCTGCTGGCAGCACAGTTCCGGCACTTATTATTGGCAAAAACAATGGCACAACTCAAGGTACAGCGCTTTTCGCAAAAACAACCTCTAGCACATATAGCTTCAGAACTGATTCTGACGGCAGTAGGAGTCAGCCAGGAATCAGTGTTGCTTCTGGTGATGGCGCAGAATATGCTGGTATCCAAGCGCACTCTTTGTACCTCGAAGGTACTGGTGCAGGTTCCGCAAATGGCTACACGCTCTTTTCTAATGGCGGCATCCAGACAAACGGCAACTTGGAAGTTCTTGGATCAATCATTAATGGCGATGTAGCCATGAATACAGCAGTAACAAACGCTCTCCTGACAGCAAGAGATGTCTCAGGTGGCGACCCTGCTATCTTTGTCCAAGAGCTAATCAACCAATTGAATCTTTTGTAAATCAAACTATTTACTGCCAAGGAGGTCTATAAAATGACTGAACACATTAGAAAGGCAACAGAAAAGGCAACCGCAGTAACAATGGCTGCTGTCGATAGAACACTTGAAAAGGTTATCTCTCGCAAGCTTACAGTTTGGATTGTCGCAACACTTCTTATGTTTAATGCGAACATAGAATCCGAGCATTGGCTATACCTCAGTGCTCTTTACATCGGTGGTCAATCTGTTATTGATGCTATCGTCAAACTTAAGAACGGATAATGATTAATATTGATTTTGCCAGCTTAGCAAAAACAATTGGCACATTCCTTACCAAAAACTGGCAAGGGGTGTGCCTCGTTATTGCTTTGGCTTTCATTCTTTTGACGAGAAACGATTATGCTTCTCTCAAAAAGAGTATGGATGCGATGTCTGAAAGTTATGAAGAGCAAATCCAGAAACTCCAAGAAATTCACGAAGAAGAGTTGAGAAGAAAAGAAGAAGCAATCTTGAACTATCAAAAAGAAATCGAAGATTTAAACAAGAAATACACCGAAGCCAGCGAAGAGTTGGAGAAAAGCAAAGAAGAAAAGAAAGAAGAGTTCAAAAATGACTTCAAGAACGAGCCAAAAAAGATTATTAATGAACTTGAACAAAGATTTGGAATAAAATATGTTGACTAATCTATTAAAGTGTGCTATATTCCTTATGTTGTCGGTGACTTCTTTTGCTGACGATGGCAAATTCACTTTTGTTGAGAGAGGAAACATCTGCCCGTTCGATGGAATACTTTTAAACGAAGATGCTGTTGCTGAAATCTTGGCAAACGACGAGTTTTTGAAGCAGAAATGCGAACTTGACAAAAAGTTTGAACTCAATAAGCAAGAAACAGAGTTTAAGTTGAAAATCGAACAACTCCAGATTACATTCGATGCTCAAAAGGAAAGAGACAAAGCCATTATTGAGGCAAAGACAAAAGAAATCGAGAAACTAAACGATATTATTAAGAAAAAGCCAGGAAGAAACGCTGTTGCTTGGGCAATCATTGGAGGATTCGCAGCAGGCACAGTAGGAACAATTAGTATAGTCTACGCAGTAAACCAGGTGAGTCAATGAAGAAAGATTTAAACGAAATTGCTAAATACGAAATCGCCATTTCAAAGAAATATGGCAAAGAAGCAATAAAGCACCCCAAAGCAGATTGGGATGATGAAAAAGAGAGAGAATACCAAAAACAAATCAAGGATTTATACCAAAAAGAGCTTCGTCAAGCCGAGCGAGACGAAAAGGTAGAAATTGATGGTGTTTTAGTATCAAAAAAACTAATTAATAAGGACGACAATAGGGTTTGTCCTACGTGTCACACTTATTCGTTCAGTTTACGTGATGATGTGTATATGACAAAGTTTGATTGTTGCTTTAAATGCTACATTCAGTGGGTTGAAGGTCGAGAAGAACGGTGGAAAACCGGATGGAGACCAGGAGATAAATAAATGGCTACAACACTAGAGATCATTCAAGGAATTTCACAAGCGGCAGCAAACGCTTATGATGGTGCTCATGACGAGCGCTTTGTCGATGGCGAAGCAAAGAAGATTGGCTTGGCTAGAGAAGAAGGCTGCCCAATTATTGACTCAAGAGTCTCCGATGGCTTCGGTGTTAAGCTTATCGGTAACATGCTTCAAATCAACTATGAAGCAAATGTTCGCCTCAAGGATGTTTATGCAGGAAAGTTTGAAGAAGAATGCGAGTTAAAGCTTCAACAAATCGCAAACTTCCTCACAAAAGAATACAGATCAATCACAGGTAGCGCTCTTACTCTTACACCAGAAGGTGAATGCACTTGTATCGTTCAAAACACAAGTCGTGTTAGAACATTTGTTATGGCTCACAGACTTTTCAAGGTTGCTCAGTTGACACAAGTCGACACACTCGGAGAAGCAGTCACTAATCCAATGGATGTTAATTTTCAGAAGTTCTTGAAAGAGGGCTCATTCGAATAAGAAGGAAGAATGTCTTATAAGCTATCCAAAAAAGAGATAGTAAAAGAAATCGTCAAATGCGGTAAAGACCCGGTTTACTTTACAAACAACTATGCGAGAATTTCGCATCCTATTAAGGGACTAATTCCCTTTAAGACCTATCCGTATCAAGCGGACTTGCTGCAAGATTTCAACGATTATCGATTTACAGTTATTCTAAAAGCACGTCAGCTTGGTATTTCTACAATTGCCGCAGCTTATATTGTTTGGCTGATGCTTTTCTATCGAGATAAGAATATCTTGGTTATGGCTACGAAGTTTGCAACCGCAGCAAACTTGGTCAAGAAGGTTAAGGCTATTATGAAAAACCTTCCAGAATGGCTCGTATTAGCCGAGATATCAATTGACAACCGTGCATCGTTTGAACTCTCAAACGGCTCTCAAATCAAGGCTGCGAGCACTTCAGGGGACGCTGGACGTTCCGAAGCCCTTTCCCTTCTGGTGCTTGACGAGGCTGCCCACATTGACAACCTTGAAGAGTTGTGGGCCGGTCTTTATCCTACAATCTCTACCGGTGGTCGCTGTATTGCCTTGAGCACACCAAACGGTGTTGGTAACTGGTTTCACAAAACTTATGTTGAAGCAGAAGAGTCAGCAAACGACTTTCACCCAGTAATCCTTCCATGGAACATTCACCCAGAACGAGACCAAGAATGGTTTGAACGAGAAACCAGAAACATGTCTCGAAGGGAGATAGCCCAAGAGCTTGAATGTAACTTCAATACTTCTGGCGATAGTGTTATTCACCCAGAAGACATCACCTATCTTGAGCAGCAAGTTTCAGAGCCGAAATATAGAACTGGATTTGATAGAAACCTTTGGATTTGGGAGCAATACAATAATGAGAACACTTACTTACTTATTGCTGATGTGGCGAGAGGTGACGGTGCAGACTTTTCTGTTTTCCATGTTGTAAAATTAGAAACAATGGAAGTGGTCGCCGAATACCAAGGCAAACCCAGCTTGGATTTATATGCCGATATTCTTAGCTCAACTGGAAAAGAGTTTGGAAACTGCTTGCTCGTCGTTGAGAACGTCGGCATTGGTATCTCGGTTTTGGAGAAGTTGATAGACCTTGGATATCCAAACATTTATTATTCCATCAAGTCAACTCATGAGTTTGTTGAAAGCCACCAAGGTGAAAACCATGCCCATGCCGTCCCTGGATTCACAACCTCGTCAAAGACAAGACCATTGATTGTCGCAAAACTAGAAGAATTCATCAGAAACAAACTAATTAAGATAAACTCTGTGCGTTTTACTAACGAACTGAGAACTTTCATTTGGAAAAACGGCAAGCCTCAAGCAATGAGGGGCTATAACGATGATCTAATCATGGCTCTAGCCATCGGATGTTGGGTCAGAGATACGGCACTCACTGTTAATTCGAGGGAACAAGAATATAAGAAAGCTTGCTTGACATCTATGGTTAAAGTGAATACAAAGATTAACACTACGATACCCGGACAACAAGGGTATAAAAAGAGTGAAGCATTAGAAGAAAAAATGTTCAAACAACAAGAGGAATATAAAAAATACTCTTGGCTAATCAAAGGATAAATAATGGCAGACAATACAAAGAATCCAAACAATCCTCAGTCTGAGTTGTTTCGTCGTTTAACGAGACTTTTCTCCGGACCAATCACAAACTGGAGAACCCAAACAAACAGAAAAATCAGAAGAGTTGAGCTTGATAAATACGCAACAGAGTTCAGATCTGCTTCTGGTCAGCAATTTAAAAAGGCTGCCTATAGTCCATTTGATGTCATGCAAAGTAAAATCATGGCAAATCAAAATAGATCAGAAAGATATATTGACTATGACCAAATGGAATACATGCCAGAGATTGCTTCTGCTCTTGACATCTATGCAGACGAAATGACAACCCACTCTTCTCTGAGCCCGATGCTTCGTATTGATTGTCCTAATGAGGAAATTAGAGCAGTCCTTCATTCTCTCTATATTAATGTCTTAAATCTTGAGCATAATCTTTTCGGGTGGTCTCGTTCTATGGTCAAGAACGGAGACTTTGTTCTTTATTTGGATATCGATGATAGACTCGGTGTCAAGTCTGTTATTCCTATTCCTCTTCGAGAAGTTGAAAGGCTCGAAGGTGAAGACCCTTCAAATCCAAACTATGTCCAGTACCAGTGGAACTCTGCTGGAATGACTTTTGAAAACTGGCAAATTGCTCACTTTAGGATTCTTGGAAACGACAAGTATGCCCCATATGGAACTTCTGTTCTCGATCCCGCTCGCAGAATTTGGCGTCAACTAGTTCTTATGGAAGATGCGATGATGGCTTATCGCATCGTTCGTTCTTCCGAAAGACGAGTTTTCTATATTGATGTTGGCTCCATCGCTCCGCAGGATGTTGAGCAATTCGTTCAAAAAACAATTACGTCGATGAAGCGCAATCAGGTTGTTGATGCTAATACTGGGCGCGTCGACCTTCGCTACAATCCACTTAATGTTGAAGAGGATTACTTCATCCCAGTTCGAGGCGGAGAGTCTTCAAGAATTGACACTCTTGCTGGCGGTCAGTTCACTGGCGACATTGATGATGTGAAGTATCTTAGAGACAAGATGTTCTCGGCTTTGAAGATTCCATCTGCTTATCTATCAAGTGACACCGAGGCGCAAGAAGATAAAACAACTTTGGCTCAAAAAGATGTTCGCTTTGCAAGAACAATTCAAAGACTTCAGCGTTCTGTTATCACTGAATTGGAAAAGATTGGCATTGTTCACTTGTATACTCTCGGTTTCCGTGGGGATGACTTGGTTAGCTTCAAGCTCAAGCTGAATAATCCGTCAAAGATTGCCGAACTTCAAGATCTTGAAGAATGGAAAACTAAGTTTGAAATCGCAGGCGGCGCAACAGAGAACTTCTTCTCCCGTCGCTGGATCTCCAAGAATATCTTTAACCTCTCGGAAGAAGAGTTTGTTCGAAATCAAAGAGAGATGTTCCACGACCGAACATTTGAGGCAGAACTCGGCGCTGTTGCCGAAGCGGCTACGGCAGAATTTAATGCAGCCTTTGAAACAGGGACTGAAGAAGAGCTTGCCCCCGCCGAAGCGCTTGGTGGCGAAGAAGAACTTGAAATCGGAGGAGAAGAAGAGGCAGTACCTGAGTTGCCCACAGAAGAACCAGGAGAAGCAGAAGAAGGTCCGCTCTTGGCAGCCCCCGCAAAAAGAGATGATAGAGACAGGAAGACTACCGAGAACTCTCAAGGCAAGAGAGCAAAAGGTAAGAAGTACGTCTCTACTACCAAACGCGGCGGAGATGGAAGAAATGGCAGAATTCAAAGCTACACAAGCAATGCTATTCCAAAACCAAAAGACATTGTTCCGGGATATTCGGACATGAAACAGCTATCTCGTGGAATTTATGAATCACAGCAAACTACTTACGATAGCGACGAAAAGCTGCTATTCGAAGTAACGAATGAGATTCGAGACTTGATTATTGATCTAGAAAAATCGGAGACTGAAATAAATGAAAATGAAGCATAATAAAAAGCGCAATACCGCTTTTATCTTTGAAGCTTTGATTCGAGAGTTGACAAAAGCTGTTGTCGCTCAAGATAAGCCAAAGCAAAAGAAGATTGTTAAGATTATTAGAGAGAATTTTAAGGGAAGAACTCTTCTCGCAAAGGATCTTGAGGCATACAAGACTATTCTTGAATCAAAAGATCTTGACAAAAAGACTGCTGAAAAGCTCATCTTTGAGGCGAGAATGATTAAGATGTCAATTAATCACAAGGTTCTCTTCGAGATGCAAAGCGAAGTCATCGATCTTATCAATAAAGAAGTCTCACCAGAAGTTTTCAACAACTTTGTTCCGAACTACAAAGATCTAGCAACAGTCTTCCAGATTTTTCACCCAAGAACAAAAGCAAAGCAAAGAGTTCTTCTTGAAAATCAAGTCATTGAAAATATGCTCTCCGGTGAAGCAAGAGATAGAGAAGCAATCAAACCAATTGATA